TTCCTGCCTAACGTGAACTTCGCCCTTCATCTGTACGCACTCTATCTGGGTATGCTGTACGCATTCTTCCACCAAGTAATAACCCACAAGTAAGCCTATGTCTAGAGAAAGTGATATTCAGTTACTAGTGGAGCAGAACAGGGAAAGGATGAATGCGATGTTCGGTCCTTACGATCCCGTCACGGGGATAGGGTGCTACGACTTTGAGAACAGGGTAAAGGTCTGCATCCCCGACTGCGTGATACCCGAGATGTACGTTCCGAAGGAGTGCATGGACGTTCTGCTGTTCCGACAGCTAGTGCAGTACGGCTCAATAGCCAAGCTGATAACGGAGGGTCTAAAGAAGCCGCACACGATAGAGATGGAGAGTCTGGTGAACTTTGAGATATGCAAGGTGCGCTTCCGTGAAGACCCCGAGTTTGCCCTGTACATGGAGGACAAGATTGAGGACAAGGCGACAGGTAATCTCATTCCGTTCCGCCTCAACTACCCTCAGAGAAAGCTCCTTCATATCTTTGAGAAGCAGAGGCACAAGAAGAAGGCAATCCGTGTAGTGGTGCTAAAGGCTCGTCAGTGGGGCGGCTCCACGCTCACGCAGCTATACATGAAGTGGATTCAGGACCACCGTCACGACGGATGGAACTCCGTAATCCTCTCGCAAGTAAAGGGTGCATCAAAGAAGATTAAGGCGATGTACCGAAAGGCTGTGGAGAACCAGCCCGGATGGACGATAGGAAGACCGGGCGACAAACTGCTGCTCGGACCTTTCGAGAACTCCGTTGACGACTTCCAAGTCACAAACGGCACAAAGGCGGTAAGGCGAAGCACACTTACAATCGCCTCATTCGATACATTCGACAACGTGCGTGGCTCCAACTTCCACATGGCACACTATTCCGAGGTGGCATATTGGAAGAAGACACCTGAGCATGACCCTGAGGGTGTGATTTCGTCTATCCACGGCGGTATCAAGGACCTAGAGGACAACATGGAGGTGTACGAGTCAACAGGACGAGGTGCATCGGGTTTCTTCTACGACAAGTGTCAGTTGGCTATGGATAAGGAGTCCAACGATGCAAACGAGTTCCTTTTCATTCCGTTCTTCGACATTGAGCTGAACCAAGACCCCGTTGAGGACGAGTACGAGTTTGCGGCATGGCTGTATGACAACCGAGACTCCTCACTATGCCCGAAGGGATGGCGAGAGGAAGGCAAGTTCTTTTGGAAGCTGTGGAGGCAGGGTGCTACTTTCAACGCTATCAACTGGTACAGACGAGAGCGCAACAACTACAAGTCGCACTCATTCATGGCTACCGAGGCTCCTGTGGACGAGAACGAGGCATTCCGCAACTCAGGCAATCTCGTATTCAACCCATACTCTATAGACGAGTTGCAGGACGAGTGCAGGAGAGAGCCGAAGTATTATGCGAACATCGAGGTTGTGCATAAGTTCGGCAAGAGGGTGGATGCTTTCGATGTGGAGACTGCGAAGAAGAGGATAATCGGTGCTTCGGAGGTGAAGCTGGTTTCAAAGAACGAGGCTTCGGAGATGAAGATATGGTCTCTTCCGAACAATCAGATACTCCGTGTGAAGAACAGATATGTCATTGCAGTCGATATTGGAGGTGCAAGCGCAACCTCAGACTACACGGTAATGACAGTCCTTGACAGATTGGGCAGCGTTCCCGGAATGCACGGAAAGGTTGCCGTTGCCGCTAGGTGGAGGGCGCATTGCCGACACGACATACTCGCATGGAAGGCAGCGATATTGGCGCACTACTACAACGATGCGCTCCTTGTCATAGAGTCCAACACCTCGGACAGAGAGCGTGACAGCAACACGGAGGGCGACCACTTCGGTACTATCATAGAGGAGATTTCGGACTACTACGACAACCTCTATATGCGACAAGCCTCACCTGAGAAAATCAAGGAAGGCAACTCGGGCACCTATGGTTTCCAGACGAACAAGCTCACAAAGAACTGGCTCATTGACAACCTCACCGCCTGCCTAGACGACAGGCTGTGGGATGAACCCGACAAGGAGATGTTTCACGAGCTGCGTATCTACGAGCGCAAGGAAAACGGCTCAATGGGCAACATTGACGGAGCAGGCAACCATGACGACGTGCTGATGTCAACTGCGATAGCCCTTTGGGTGTCAATGAACGACATGGAGAAAGCCGATTGGGAGCGCAAGAAGAGTGTCAACGCAAACGCTATAAGGTCAAATCCTAAAACAGAAGCAGATATATAGTATGGAAAATGTCAAACAGAAAATAGTCCTCCCTACGAGGGGTGTGTGCAACACCACTCCCGACCCTATCTGCGAGGACGCTGAAATGGAAGACTGCGTAGGTCTCACCTTCACGGATGATGCGATAAGACCGATTCAGGATGTGGCTAAACAGATAGAAGTGACTGACGGCACTCTTATGTTAGTCCATAGGATTAACGACGGGGAGAATGCCAACTACATCATCGTAAAGAATGACAACACTCACTTCTATTTCTATGGAGGTGCGGAAACATACGAGCTTCCTGCCGCTATCATAGACATGACGAGTGTGGGTAACACCATCATCTTCAACACGAAGGACGGACTGTACTACTATCTGTGGAAGAATAACGGATATGAATACATAGGCAACAGAATACCAGAGCCGAAGGTGGATATGATAATGAAGCGTTCAGACGGAATAGAGCATCAGACAGCACCTTATGTATTGTTCCCCGACTCTAAACTTGTTGTCAACTATGTAAACTTACACAACGTATGGAATTTCGAAAGAGATGAGTTCCATGGAGACTCCGAAGATGAAGTAAAGGATAATGAGAAGACGATGACAGACCTCATTCTCGGAGCCTATGCAGAGAACAAGAAGATTGCGGCAGAGGATAACAGGTTTGTCAATCCGTTCCTTGCTGTGTATGCCGTAGAACTCTATGACGGTACATATACGCTTATCTCCAACCCTATCCTCATGCTTCCTTCCGTCCATGAGAACACTATGTTCTTAAAAAAAATGGTCTTAGAAGGATTTGCTATGGGTCTCTTTGTTTTAACTCTTAACTCAGCCTTATACTTCAAGCAGGAAACGGACTACAGCGATTGGGCAGACATAGTAAGAGGTGTGACGATATTCGTGTCAGATGATATAGACCTATACCATACAGACAGACTGAGGGAATACATATTCTCCAATACGCATTATAGTTCCGACCCTTCTCAGCCAGATGGGTATTTTGCAGATATGCGATGCGGTGTGGATGGAATATGCGGTGTAAAGGGCGGTTTTGAGGCAAGTTATCTACGAGAGATAGGGACAAGGAAAATTTATGGCATAGGTTTTCATAATGACTTCTTTGAACATGACCAATCAGTTCATCTGGAACCTGTATTAGAAGATGAACTTAATCTTGCAGGTCATCTATTAGGACACCGCGAGGCAGACCAGATAATTGCCGACATATCCCGAACATCGAACTTCTACAAGGTTGCTGAGATAGGAGCGAAGCCTATAACGGAAATGACATCGCTCGTGAAGTTCATGCCGTCAAAGGCTTTGGCTACACTTACGACTCGTGACCGCCTTGACGTTGTTGACTTCTACTCTCATTGCAAGATATGCGCAGAGAAAGTCTATTCCTTCAACCGCAGACTCAACGTGATAGGTATAGACAGAGGCTTCTTTGAGGGTTTCAAGGCATTCTGCCCATACAGAAACAATGTTGATGACTACTCTGTAAGCAGTAACAGGACACAGGCATACAAGGTAGAGGTGACGATAACCACATCAGAGGGTGACACCCATATTTCTTACACCTTCAACTCTGATGACATCTTCTTTGAAAAGATGTGGTTCTTCTATCCCGACCCAAGAGCAAAGCACGTCAAGGTATCATATTTAAGAAACGGCACATACGTTCCAATCTTTGAGGATGACCTCATAGAACACAGAGGACTTAACGGAGCGTATAGGATAGGAAACGCTCTGCCTACAGGAAAAGAGTATCAGTACATTGTACCCGACACCGTAGAAAAAGAAGTAATAGAGATAAATCCCGACAAGGAGCATCTGCCTAACTACCTCTTGCAGTCAAACGCTGACAATCCGTTCACGTTCAGCGCAAGCAGCTATTTTAGGGTAGGGCAGGGCAGAATACTCGGCATAGCAGGACTTACCACCGCTCTCTCACAGGATGCGTACAAGGTTGCTACCACGATTGTATTCACCACGCAGGGTATATGGGCATTGGAGATTGACAAAGAGGGTGTATATAAGACGGTAAATCCACCTTTCTCACGAGAGGTATGCTCTAATCCGATGTCAATCACTATGGTTGACAACGGTATCTACTATGTCTCAAAGAGAGGTCTTATGATTATCTCTGACAATGCCAACGGATGTGTCACAACGCAGATTTGCGGAAAGAACCATCAAGACTACGACTCTTTCACGGAGTTTATCCAGAACTGCACCTGCGCCTATGACTACCGCGACTCTCAGCTATGGCTCATAAACCCTGACTATGATTTCCATTGGGTGTATAGCATCAAGTCGGGCACTCTCTCACGAAAGGAGGACGGACACAGCTACGAGGCGGTTGTCTCTGACTATCCCGACACTCTTCTACAGGCAGAGGGCTCTATCTTCTCTATGTATAAAGAGCCGAATATCAACGATGATGAAACTCTATATTCTGGCTTCTTCATCACCCGTCCTATGAAGTTCGAGCAGGCTATGGCACTCAAGTCGCTCCGTGACCTCAAGCACATAAAGGACATGAACCCCGAGGGCAGCATCACGCTTACCATCTACGCATCCAACGACTGCAATAACTGGCAGGCACTCACCTCGCTAAAGGGAAGGGGTTTCAAGTATTTCAAGTTCAGGTACGACTTTGAGAACCTAAAGGCAACCGATGCGTTCTGCGGAACGATACTATACTATACCACACGTTTAACAGACAGGTTAAGATAAGGTGATTTTTTTGCTATTATTATTGAAATTCATTAAAAAACTTGGTTATCAGAAAAGTAATCTGAATTTTCATTTATAGCTAACGTAAAGGCGGCAAGTCGTGAGACCAGCCGCCTTTTTCATTCCCTAGGATTTCTGCCTGAACAAATCCTTGATTATTATGAATGAAATGAAAAGAAGTATTGCCATCGGGAAGAACAGCCATAGCCTTATCCTATCCCATATCGTGAGTTTCTTGTCAACCTCCTTGACACTCTCCACCACATAGGGGATTGTGTCACGCTGAATGAACGTGTCTATGCTTGAGCGATAGACATACTTGTAGAGAGTCTGCACTTTATCGACGAATACCGTGTCTCCCTTGACATATTCCTTGATGAACACATCGTTTCGGACTGAATCCCTTATCGTGTCCGTGGAATGTGTGTATCGGTCCACGACTTTCTCTACGACCACCGTCTTCGTCTTGCACGAGACGAGGCATAATACGAAAAGAATAGCTATCAGGTGTCTCATAATATATATGTGTTTAGGATTTTACAAGTACCTTATATGCCCTAGTGAGGTATTTCTTCCTGTCATCCCATCCGTTAGTGCCTCCGTTTATCCTCCTAGTGATTGTTGCGAAATCATCCCTGTCTGCGAGGGCATTGAGACCCTTTTTAGACCAGAACCACATGGAGGAACGTATGGAACCCACCGGCTGACAGAGTAATTCAGGCTTGGAGACCACATCGAAGCCGCAAAATGCCTTATAGTTAGTATAGTTAGTCCGTCCTGTAAGCTGAATAAGCCCTCTTCCTTTGAATTTCACACCGTCTCCCTTGTAGATATTGCCCAAATCCCTGCGCCCCTCGTAGGCTTTTCCACTGGCAATCTCCTCGGAATACCTCATTTCCGCACTTTCGTGGGCAATCTGCGCAAGATAGTGCGCCCATCTGAGCGGAGAGTCAATATCGAACTCCTTTGCGTACTTGTTCAGCCGCAAGACGATTGAGTCTAGGGAATATCCTGCGAAATTCCTATTGCGGGAGATGTTCCCGACCACGTTAGGCATGATAGCCTTGATCTGTTGTGCCGTAATATTCATTCCTCACCTCCTTTTAAGTATTCTCCCTTGTCTCCGAAGTCCTTGAATTTCTTCATAAGGCTCTTCGGGAGTATCGGGTATATTGCGTTTGTGTTCTCCAGCACGGAAATAGCCTCCCTGACTATCATGAAAATGCAGAGATACTTCGACATCCACCCCGTAGCACCTACTGCCTCGCCCTCTATAGTGTAGTTGGCAAGCACATTTGAGAGTATCATAAGCACGATATAGACAAAAATCTTCTTTGCGAAGCCTCCCCAGAAGTCCTCGGAGGACAAATCCTTCCTTATAACGTGCTTCACCATGCCCAAAGCGGTATCCACCACCACAAGCACGGCTATCCACTTGGCGAACTCCCAATCCTGCACCAGATACTTGGTGTAGTCCGTTATTGCGGTAAGCGGTATAGCCGCTATGCAAGACATCTTAATGTTTCTCAGCTTCATTTTCCGTATAGTTTAAGTCGTCCTTCGGCAACACCTCGTAGTCCACGTCCTCTATCGGTCCCATGCGTACCATCTTCTCCACCAATTCCCCGTCCTGCTTATGCTCTACCATCTTCGTAGTGGCAAGCAAGTGAAGGTCGCGGAAATCTCTGTTGATACCCACGTTGACATTGACGTTGGACTCCTTCGGGAGTACCATCTTTGTCATTTCCACATACAATTCGGCATATCTTCGTGGATTGCCGAACCTTATCTCGTCCATGACGGCAAGGAACTCGTCCTGATGATTCATTAGGAAGTCCGCAATGAAAGCCCGATGTGCCTTTGCCGACTTGTCGGGCTTTTTTATCTTGCTGTCAAAATATAACCTTTCCTGCATTGTAGTGATAGATTTGTTTGTTTTACCTTAGAAACCCATAGGTCTGAGCGTTCTCTTCACGCTGCCTGCCCTATGCTTGCACAGATGCACCTTTATCTTCTCGTAAGCCTCGTCCGCATCCTCCTTCTTCGTCTCTGCAAGAGGGTCACGCAGAAGTACAAGGTACTCTGAGAGTACGGCATTGACGATATAGTCATGCACGGTGTCAACGAGAGGTCTCCATGCGGTATCATCCCACCAGTCGGGCATTTTCAGGAGTATTTCCTTCTCCGCCCAATCCTTGAGCTCGTCACCGCTAGCCGTGGCATACACATCGACAACGGCAAGTATAAGCCTTTCCTTGACCTTTTCCACATACTTGTTTATCCATCTGTCGAACTGATGCTTGTACCTGTCAAGCATATCAGCCTCGCTGTTGGACTCCACACCCTGCTCCTTTCTCTTGGAGTCAAGCAGCATATCCATCTGCGAGCTTATGTCAAGCATTATCTGATTCTTGTAGATGAAAAGGTGCCGAAGCTCATGCTTCCTGACACCTATCGGCTTGCCCCTCAATAGAGAGTCGCCGTCGGGCATATCCCTGAAACCTCCCTGATGCGGTCCATGTAGTCTATCCATTGTTCTCCTCCTCCGTATTTTCCTCGGTAATCTCCTCGGTATCATCAATTACTTCTTCCTCTTCCTCCTGCTCGGGAACTTCCCTCTCCTCGATGAACAGCTCAAGGTGCTTGAACACGTCGCTGTCATGTCTGGAGGAAAGCACCATGCAGCACTTGCCGCTACGATGCGCTATAATCTCCACACCGCCCGGAACGTGCCTCCACAGCCTTACGATAGGAGGCATGAAAGTCACCTTTATATCATCCTTCTTGCCGTAGTCGATGGAATACGATACGGTCTCCTTCTGCCCAACGGTCATGTTGACTATGTTTCCGTAGGTGGTGATGCTCTTGGTGTACGGATATTCGGGAACCCTAATGCCCCTCCTCACGAAAGCAAGCTCACACACCTGCTTGAAGACCGTCTCGCAGTTCTCCATATATGGGTCGGAGAACCTGCCGATTGCAGGGGCAACGCTGTTCAGATACCTAGCTATCGTGAAGTTATACACATAGCTCGTAACGGCACTCTTCAACACCTCCGTCAAGTCCATTGTAGGCTTGTCGTCTCCGTCCTCAATCTCTATAGGTGTCTTCTCTATCCTCCATCTGTCGGAATAAAGGTCAAAGCGCAGCGCATCGCCGTCGTCGAACACATACGCATCGCACATATCCTTCAACTTGGCTACCAAATCGCTCGCACCGTCCTTTACCATGTCCTCGTAGATGCAGTCCTCGGTCTGGGAAGTAGTAACCTCGCTAAAGATGTTCCTGCCCTCCCTGTCCTTCGCCCTCTTCGCTACCACCGAGAGATGCTTCTTCGCCCTAGATATAATCTCGGCTCTGTCAAGGATTATACTCAGCTTCATATCAAGTCCTCCAACTAAATAGGTTGCTTCTTACCGTACTTCTTCTCCATGCGCTCCTTCACCTCATTGTAGCCGGTAAGGGAGTCGTTCATGTTCCTCTTCAATGCCGCAGTGGAATTATAGTTCTCATTAACCAAAGGCTTCGTCAGATCATTGCTGTCGTAACCCATACCACTCACAGCCTTGCTAGTCGCTGAACTATCCGTATTCTGAGGCGCAGCCTTGGCATTGTTCGCATTACCCTTGGAGGCATTCGCACTCTCAATAGACGAACCGACACTCATAGCCGCATTGCCCATGTCACTAGCAACCTTGGCTATGTTAGCCCCCTGAGTCCTCAAGTGACCCGCCTGCTTGTCTGCATAGCTAGCATCCTCCTGCATCATAGCAGCTCCAGCCCTGTCCTGCCTAGCCGTATCCATAGCAGCCATGTTAGCTACAGTATCACCTACCATCCTATTGCCAGACTCCTTAGCCATTGCCGTAGCAGCATCAGTACCGCCACCAACCGCAGCAGCACCCTGAGCCTTCTTCCAATTCCTATCGGCATAGTCCTTAGCCTGACGCATCATGTTCTGACCCGCAGCCGTATCGGCATAGCTCTCGTTCATCTTCCTGTTCCAATAAGCCTGCTGCCTAGCATGGCTCTGTGCCTCCTTCTTCCTAGCCTCACGCTCCTTCTTGCCGCTCTCATTGGCTCCGTAGATCGTACTACCTACAGCTAAAGCAGCACCAACAGCAGCAGCTACCCAACACTTCGGACGAGAACCATAACACTCTATAGCTCCATCCCTAAAGTATCTTCCTATTTCCATAACTTACTCCTTTCCATTAATTATTCGTAGGGTAAAACGGAATCGAACCGTTAGAGCCATACCGCCAAATCTATCCAAACTCAATACAACTCAACCGCATTCCCAAATACGGAAATTACCCTAATAACAAAAACAATAATACAATTCAAACAATAGCCACATAGTACCAAATTCCCAGTACCTTTTCCCAGTACCTTTTCAAAAAACAGACAACATAACGAGACACAATGTATAGAACTCCAATTAAGAAGCAGAAGACAGATAGCGAGGCATAGAGGGGGAATAGCGCGAGTGGATTATTCTATTGTAGGCTAGAGCGCAGTACCTAAGGGGGTGGGGGTCTGTGGTATGTACACCTTTTCCCTCGCCTAGTGTGTCCGTATATCTGTGGTCTCCCTCGGTCTCGTGTCGTGGTGTTGTCTCGGTTGTTGTCCTCCCTGATTGCCTCCCTATATATCAGGTGGCGAGGCAGTTTGTTTTACCTTTGTTTTACCACAGCCTTCTAACTGCCTGATTATGAAGCTAGGTTGTGACCCCATTGAGGTCTTAACCCGATTTTTGACCGATTTTTTGACGCAAATTTTTGACAAAGAACGAATGAAGACATACGTCCTCGGGGGCAAAGTTAAGCATATTTTTTGACAATCTGCGCAACACTTCCCCTAGTGCCAATAATTTTTGAGAAAGGATGTTAATAAGTGTCATTTCAGAGCCTTTTTAACATTTGGCTGTAAAATAGGACTTTACCGACATTATGTATGTGTTAAATGTTTTGGAGTGGTTTTTAACATTGTACTATTCATAGATGCGTTTTTTACAGATGTGTGTATTATGTCGTTAAAATGCTGTTTATAGTGTTATATATGGCATTATGGAGGTTATTTTAACGTGATAGGTCGAAATAGTCATATATGCGTTATTTTGGTGTGAAAATAGGACAAAAGCGTCATTTTCTTTGTCAAAGTACGGGATTTTGTTTACTTTGTATAGGACAAAAACGGCATTGAGCTCTTTTTGGTGGTGTTGTTTTTATGGCATTGATGCGTGTTTTGTGCTATATTGAGGCACTTTTGCGGTCTTTTTCCGTCTGAAAGAGCTTTGTTTTGTCCTTTTCTGTGTCTTATCTTCTTTGTTGTCTTGTCTGTGTTGGTGTTCCTGGTCTTTGTGGTGGCTGTTGTTCTGAGGTGGGGGAAAACCTCTTGAAAACATCTGTTGTGAATATGAGCATTAATACAAATATTTGTGCGAAAAAATGTGATGATAGCGTGTTTATTCGTCAGAATTTGTGTAAATTGCTTCCTGAGAATAGCGAGGTTTGAAAATTCCCCACCGATTGCCAAGAAAATGCGAAATATTCAATTCTCAGAGCGTTAAAGCGTGGTTTTGTGCTGTTTTCAGGTAGGAAAGAGGCTGTTTGGGCGTGTTTTTCTGATGTTGTGGTAAATTGTACGGAATTGGTGCGGAAATAGATTGCAGCGTGTTTTATGTTGTTTTCGTCTTATATCCTGACACGTTGTAAGTCCGTTATAAATCCGTTCCCCGAGGTTTACCCAGAGAACGGACATATATACGTGCGTGTGCGTGCGTAGTTAATTGTACGGAACAAATTCAGCGTGTGCAATTGCCCATATTATGTTAAACAACAATAAGCCCCAAACAAAGTAAGCGCATAGTATATTGAATATCGGGTGCAATCTGCTCATAAATATGGCTATGTTCGGAATAACAAGCAAACATATTACTCCGACATACCAAGGATGATAAATAAACAAGCCTATCATGCACACCACGAACAGAATAAACCCCACGACATTTGATATATTGATGAATTTATATACTTTTGTGCTAGCTCCGTGAAAGTTTGATGCAGCCATGAAAGAACCAAACGCAAAAATGGCGTAAAGTGTTGTAACAATAATGTCGTATGTCATAAGTGTAAAGTTATTAGATTATACTTTGAAAAAATAATTGTTGTGATTTTGTGCAGTTATTAGATTGTACGCAAGTATTTATTGCGTTCTGATGTCGGCAAAAGTACGCAATAATTCTGTTATAGTCAAATTTTCAGGGTAAAAAGTGCGTTATTGAGCAAATATTTAACAATTCGGTGCTCAAATTAGTCTAAAGGTGTGATTTTATATCGCTTTCCTTGGAATGTTATTATTTCGCTGTTATCGCCTTTGTCTTCTCCAATAAGCTCAGAAATTGAAACGTTAAGATGTTTGGCGATTTCTTGCGCACGAGACAAAGACATATCACCTTGCAGCCATTTAGTTACAGACTGCAATTTTATCCCCAATTTTTGGGCGAGTTCAGTCTGTGTGCAATTATGTGCTTTTAGACATTTCTTTATTGCATCATTATTTTGTTTTATCTGTTCGCTCCTAACCATATTATATATAAGAATATAGTCTAATTTTTATTATGAGTGCAAAGATACAACAAGTTTTACAAACCGCCAAATAAATAAGCCTATTTTCTTATTTTATTAGCAAATATTCTTATTTTTGTTAATAACTATAAAACTTTCTTCTTATATTCTTAACAAAGGTTAAAAGTTAGAAGATATTTTGATTTTTTTAAGAAAATATTTGGTGATATAAGAGAATCTTCTTACTTTTGCAGTAGAAATCAGAAACAAAGTTTAACTTAAAGAAAGGAGATAAGATATGAAGAAAGAGAAAAGCGAAGAGTTCAAAAGAGACTTGAACAAGCTAACACAGAGATACAACACTCTTCTTGATTTAGTCCGTTATTTGGCAACAGATTTGAGGGAGGTCAAAGACAAGTTTAAGGATAGGAGAGTAAAGGAGAGCGAAAGAGCATTAAACGAGATATTCGTTGATTTGATAGATGCACGAGGATTTTTATTCATACAATGATTCTCAATTAGTACATTACAAAGTTTCTCAGGGGTTATCCGTAAAATCGGTCAGGGAGTAGAGAAAAGCCTCCCGCCCCTCCAACATACAAAACCATCGCAGAATAGAGGCAGCGATTCATAAACAACACTTTCGAGACGTAATGACTATGTTAATAGGTTCAACGCAGTTCTGATGAAGTTGTTATTGTAATGCTACCTTTGAACGTTCCAAGTCGTTATGAGAAAAGCAGAGGACAAAACAGATTAACCACTTAATAATAGGAGATAACACTATGTTACGTTACAATTCTACAATTATCGGTACTCTCACTTTGGTTCAGTACCAACAAGACGAGGAAAAGCCTCGCAAGTTCAAAATCCAAATTCGGCAGGGTAATTGTCTCGCAGTCTTCCTATATGTATATAAGGAGGAACACCCCGAAGATCCCAAGCGACCATATATCCATCAACTTTGCGGATTTCTCGCAGACGAGGCACATCTGAAAGATTGCTTCAAAGAGTGGAAAAGTTGGGTATTTCCTTCGTTGTTCATGTCAACAAAGGAGATTGAGAACATAAGACTAAACCTTTATTATAAGGAGGCTAAAACCCTGCTAAAGTACATGGTAAAGGACGGCTTAAAGGTACAATGTTACTACAAAGAGCCAAAGGGCAAGAAATAGAAACCAATAGGGCGAAAGGTTGAAAGCCTTGCAAGGGGTGCAAGTTCCCCACGCTCTACCAATTTATTCACTTAATCAATAAGGAGGTTTGTATGAAGACTAACAGACTATACAATAAGGAGTGCCGACTTTTTAGGAGGTTGGCACACCTTATAGACTGCATCCCCGATTTCGTTGTATATTCGGTGATAGCTGTTCTTTCGATTTTTTCAATTTTAGTTTCACTATAAAACAATTTACAACTATGAAGAAGTTATTAACAATCATGTTGTTGGCTCTCTCAATGACAGCCACAGCAGCACAGCCAAACGACACAATTGTCGTTAATCAGTCAGCCATAACAAAGTGGATAGTTGATGAAACAACCAACACCAAAGGCGCACGAGTTAAGAAATACTACGTCATTTACAATGGCGAGTTGCTAACCACTTCCAAGACTTGTTACGAGAAAGCTAGCCTTTGCCAAAAGCATGGCGCAAAATGCAATCTCATAGCAATCGGCAAGAAGAAGAACGGCAAGTTTATCGCAAAGAGAATAGCGATGATTTAACCACTATCAGGCTGAGAGGTTGAAAGCCTCGCTTTGGGTGCGAGTTCCCAAACAGCCTCCAATTATTAACTTAAAGTTTGGAGGATATAACATGAAAACTTACAGCGTATCATTCAGAACTGGCAATATGTCTAAAGCTGAGATTTGCAAAGTCATTGAAAAATCACAGAATAGATGTAATTTTTCTGTTGAATATGACAGAAGCACCTACGAGGACATTTTACACGTTGAAACAACCGATTTTTGGACGTGGTATGAAGTCAATCAATACCACGACGAATTAGAAAAACAGATTGCCGAGTTTTTTTCAGTTAAATAAATAACACTCAGGGCGATTGAGTTGTTTGTGTTGTACAAATCAGGGTGCATCCGTTCAAGCGGACGAGGCGAGGGGCAGAGCCTCCCCACCCCCTAATAATGTCTAACAATTAAAATTTACGACTATGGCAACAACTAATAACGCAGCTTTGGCAAAGGTGCAAGAGTACCTTGAGAACAGAGCGAAGACAGAGGCGGAGTTTGCAGCTATCTATGCGAAGCCAAACAAGAGCCTTGAGGAGTGTTGGAAATACATCGTATCAGAGGCAAAGAAGCAAGCAGTTGAACAATGTGCTTGTATTGCTGATGAAGACGTGTTTAATTGGGCGGTTCACTACTACACAGAGGACGAAGTGAAAGCACCCGAGAACACACCGACTGCAAAGGTGACAACCACACCAACACCGAAGATTGAGAACAAAATCGTGGCACTCAAACCAACTGAGACCCCGAAGCCTCAGAAAGCGAATAAGACAGACAAACCAATTCAGTTATCACTATTTGATTTTTAGAGCTATGAAACCGAGAAATAAGAAAGAAGCTAGGCTTTGCGAGTTGCAGAGCAAGTTTCATGCAGTATATAAGAGGGACAGAGACTGGACAACCAACCATTTCAAGGACTTGAAGAAGAAAGGATGGGTGGCTGAATACTTTGCTATCCTCGACACTTGCGAAGAGTATCAGGTTGTACGTTGGCTATTGAATAAACGCAACGGAAGACAAGCAAAGGCAGAGGAAGTGATGCAGATGTGGATAGATACAGAGCACGTTTACTACTTCACGAAGTCAAGGCAATGTTTGGGCAACTACTATATTGACTCATGGTGTTTAGACACTCCGTTGCAGTTCAGAGGACACTACGACAACCAAACGTGGATTTCACGAGATTTGAGACAGCTTTCATTTACTCATGTGAGAATACACAAGTTGCAGCCATGTTTCAAGTATGGAGGTTTAGAGAAATGTCATCTTCTGAGCGAAGCACCATACTACATTTTGAAATACTTGGCAAATCCACACTTCTGCACTATCAAGCAAAACCACATCGGTGTAGCAGGGTTCTGCAAGCGTAATTGGAACAAGTTGGAGACGATATTCACAGCGTTCAAGATTACATTGCGCAATAAGTACATGATTTCTGATGCAAATCTGTGGTGCGACTACATTCTTCTGTTGCAAAAGAATGGCTTGGATCTACACAACAGAGCTTTCGTTTGCCCTGATGATATACAGCACGCACATAATTGGGTAATGGCTTTGGAGCAAGCACGGATAGAGCGACAGAACGCAGAAGTAATGAAAGCAGAGCAAAAGCGATTCCTGGCACATCACAAGGACTTCTTGGGTATCGCTTTCGGAAGTGGCAAATTGTCTTTGCACTCTTTGGATAGCGTTGCAGCGTACATTTCAGAGGGACACATAATGAACCATTGTGTCGGTCATCTGTGCAAATACTACGAGAAGCCTGACAGCCTCATTCTCACTTGCGACTACGAGGGCAAGAAAATCGCTACAATCGAGGTTTCCATCCATTCCCTGAATATTGTTCAGATACAAGGCAAGAACAACGACAGACCGCCTCATTACAAGGAAATCAAGCAACTTGTGGAGGATAATCTGTACTTGGTAACAGAGAGGAAGAACGGCAGAGTAAAGACCGCATAAGGCTATGAAGAGGGGGTTTTAGGTATTCCGTTAAAGCGGAGGTCGGGGGTGCAACTCCCCTGATACCTACTAATTGTTTAATTTTAATTTTGGAGGACTTAACTATGAAGAGTATTATTATTGTAACCGCTTATGGTGAGGATAACTTTTACCAAAAGCAATACGAAGATGTTGTAGGTCTTTATTCCGATGTAAACAAGGCTCTCGAAGGAGCGAAGAAAGACGGAATGACTAACAAGCAGCTTGACGACTTCCACCACCAAAACGGATGGTTGTATCTGACAAATGCTCTGATGTGCGGTAACGATTTTGCGAATGTTCAGGTGAACTACGAGGAAGAGACAGACGGCAGGCGCAAGCCTTGCGAGAGTTCCTATATGTTCAAAGTGTATAACGTAATCTAAGGAGGACAATCTATGATAAACAATATCTCAACTCTCCTGATGTTGGCAAAGACCGACATTCAGGGAGCAGCAGCACTAGCGAAACAAGCAAATCTGTTGGCGGAGTTTCTTGAAGCTCTGCCTACGGAATTGGCTTACAAGTTAAATCCAAACATCAGATAGGAGGACAGATTATGAAAAAGAGACTAGCTAAACAGATAGCGAAATTGTGGAATGAACAATTCGCAGGCAGAACAGAGGAGACTGCAACAATCGCAAAGGTAGAGGGAGACGGAAAAGAAGTGGTTATCTACCATGCAAAAGAGAATGACGGAATGTGTTTTTTCCAAATAGAAAATGTCACCGATATAACACGCATATTCAATGTAAGTGCATACGTTGAATGTCACTCGGGCAAATGTGTTGCACATCTGTTTTGATGGGAGGAACAGCCATGACCCCACAAGAGAAAGCCGAGTGGCAAGCGCAATGCGAGGACAGCCACAGACGAGCGGAGACGAGGCGGCAACACCTACTAGGCAAGCTGGCTAAGTACCGACAGAAAGGGTGGGAGAAGGAAGTTCTTCCCTACGGCATACCATTTCGGGAAGACGAGAGAACGCTGAACGAGCTTTCCCACCATATAACAAAGATTGAACGAGCGCACCGAGAACGCATGAAGGAAAACATAATGGCAGTTCTGAAACTGATTGGCATTATCCTTTTCCTTTGGTTGGTGATTAATAAATAACAATAGCCCCACACGAGAGCAATCTTGTGTGGGGCATTTTTTTGTTTATATACTTTTCTGAAACTTCCTGACCTCACGGACAACGGCTTTCATCCTGACGTGGGCATACACTCGTTGCGTTGTGTTGATATTCGCATGACCCAGCACTCGGGAAACAATCTCAATCGGCACTCCGTTGTTAAGCATTAACATTCCGGCAGTGTGTCTTGCCCAATGGGAACTGATAGGCTTATCCACCTTTGCCCTCATTGCGACTATCTTAATATACTCATTGTACTTGGCATTGCTGATAGTGCCGAAGTTCCAACCTTGACGATCCAAACAAGCCTTTGCCTGAGAAACAAGCGGAATAATATACTGCACTCCATCCTTGATACGCTCCCCATCAATCACCAATTCTCCATCAAATTCCACAACCTTATCCCTAGAGAATGCAAGCATATCAGAGAACGCTAGCCCCGTATAGACTGAGAAGACAAACATATCGCGCACACGCGCGAGAGTTGGCGGCAGA